ATTTTCTGTTATTGTCTGGCCAATTATTATAATTATATAGAAAAGCATATTTATATAATATGCTATTGGCATTTTGCGCATACTCTTTATAATCAAATAATTTATTATTTTTAATAATTTTATATGCACGTTTTTCACAATCTAATTCTAAATTAATTAATGCCAATAATTCTTTTTTATATTTTTCGGGATTTATTAATATTTGATTGTAGGTAATATCATAATCACAATATTTATTCCATACTTTAGTATCATCGCGCCATTGTAAAAAATGGGCGTACTCATGAATAAGAACCCCAAACCATTCATGATCTTTTAATCCACCCTTTGCTACTTTAATAATAGGATTGTCATTAGCATTCATATAAAAAAGTCCAGAACATTTACTTTTACCACCACAATAGCGGCCTTTAATAAATAATACTTTTCCATCCAAATCTTTTAGATCCTCTTCGACTATTTTAAGGATCTCAGAATTATTAAGCGACATCGATAGTAATTTACACTGTAAAATTATAAAAGAGTTAATCAAAAGAGATTTTTGAATTTCTTGTGTAAAGGAGTCATAATAAGTGTATGAAATATTTTTGTTCTAAGTGCGGAAAGACTACTGTATATAATTTAGACTTACCAAAATTTTGTTCTGCCTGTGGTCAATCTTTTGCCAGTGTTTCTAGTCAATCCATACAAGCTAATATATATAAAAATGAATTAAAATTCAAGGAAAATAAACATAAAGAAGAAGACTATATAGAAGATAATGAAGTAAATCCTAATATAAATTTTAAAAACATAAAACCAGCTTTTAAAATTGACCTTTATAAACCATCCAATGAAACTTTCGGATCGCTAATAGATAACCCTTCCAAACCTTTAAAAACAAATAACCTACAATTTGATAGTATACATAAGTCACACGAAGAAATCTTAGCAGAGTTTAAAAAAGAAGCGGGTTCTTTAAGAACTAACGAATAATATATGCCTAAAAAGAAAAAAGTTATTCGTCCTGATTTTACGGCTTCTATTGATATTATAGACTCAGAAATTAAAAAACGAAAACATCGTTGGCATTTGACGGCAATCGCATGGATGGATTTTGAAGATGTTTCGCAAAGACTACGACTACATATTTATAAAAAATGGGAGAAATGGGATCCAAGTCGTCCATTACGTCCATGGTTAAATCAAGTTATTAATCATCAAATGACTAATATGCTTAGAAATCATTATTCTAATTTCTCAAGACCATGTTTAAAATGTCCATTTAATACTGGAGAGAGTGGTTGCTCTATATATGGATCTCAAAATAATACTTGTAAAGATTATAAAAAATGGGAAAAAAGTAAAAAGTCTGCTTATGATGTGAAATTCCCATTAAGTATACACAGTCCAAATCATGAAAATCCCGAGACAACATTAGAGAGCGTTTTACATGATACAGAAAATAGTATTAATATAGAAACTGTATTGCCAGCATTCCATGATATTATGAAAAAGAATTTAAGTAATATTGAATGGAAGGTTTATGATTATATGTTTTTAAAACATTTAGATGAAGAAGACGTGGCCAAAAAAATGGGCTATAAATTAAGTTTAAAAGAAGGTCGTCCAGCATATAGACAAATTAGTAAAATCAAATCAAAAATTTTACAAAAAGCGCGCGAATTAGTAAAGGAGATTTTGTGAACGATTTAACAGAAGAGCAGGGTAATAGGGTCAGGGATATTTTAAAGAAAAACCCTGAAGCAAGTATATCTGAAATTACTGTTTATGCGTATGATGATCCAACAATGGATAGTCGTAGCAAAGAGGGTCGTTCGGTAAAAAAATTTCTATTAGATAATAAGATCGAATATAAAAATCGTTCTGTATTTACTCGTGACCGTATTGAATTAACAAAAGAGCAGAAAGAGTTTATAGAGAATAATTATAAAAATCAACACTACTTAGATATGGCCAAGATCTTATTTAAAAATAATGATTTAACCCATTTAAATTTAGAATCCCGCGAAGTAAATAAATATGTAGAAACAATTCAGAAAAAAGACCCAACACATTTGGAGATGAATACTTATGTTCCTAAAGACCGTAATAATAATCCGTTAGGAGAATATTTCCCACCACGCAGATCTGATCAAACTTTATATAGAATTAATAGGTATCTAAATATAGGTTGGGAGTTAGAAAAATTAAAAGCTGTACAAATAAAACAAGTAGATACTTTACAAAGGTATTTAAACACTTTTAGTTTTTGTTACCAAATAAATACTTATAGACGCGACGATGATAGAAAATTGTTTGAAGATGCTTTTATTCGTTATACTTATGATAAAGAAGACTTAACCCAAGAAGAATTGGATCAATTTATTGTATTATGTACAGAAGTTGTTACTGCATCTACTATTCTTCAACAGGTTGAAGATTTACGTCAAACATTAAGACAAGCTAGTGAAGAGGAGGAAGGTCGTAATATTAAAATGCAACTTAATGAAGCTATTAGTAATTTACAAACTGAGTATAATCAGTGTCGTGGCCGTCAGAATAAATTATATAAATCCCTTGTAGACGATAGATCTAAAAAGATACAGGAGCGTAAACAAGAGAATGCCAGTATTCTTAATTTAGTACAAGCATGGAAAGACGAAGAGCGTCGTAAGAGTATTATTCACCTTGCGGAGGCTCAAAAGCAAAATCTTGAAGGGGAGGCTAAACGTTTATCATCTATGGATGAGTTAAAAGCGGTAATCCGTGGAATTGATATAGATGAAATGGTTCATAGTTAATATAATATATTATGGATAAAAATAAAATATATTTACAATGTAAAGTATGTGGAGAGGAGTTCAATTACTATCCCGAACTTCAAAAACATTTAAGATATTATCATAAATTATCCGCTAAAAATTATTTTGAAACTTATTGGAAACGTATTGACCGTTTTAACGGTACAAAATTAGAATATAAATCATTTGACCAATATATTACTTGTGATTTTATAGATAAGAAAAACTATAAAAACTGGTTAAAAACTCTTTCGAAGGAAGAGTGCTCTGATTATTTTAAAAGTAAAATAGGGCAATATTGTGATTTAAAATCTCTTGATATAGTGCCTAATCAGGTAGAGTGTCAAAGTATTAATTGTTTATTGCCTATTAGTACGATGGAGGCTTTTTCTGGAATGGGTTACAAGGGTCTGTACCAAAAACATGGATTGCGTTCCAGATTTAACTATGAAATTCCAGAGGAGATTCCTTTTGTTGCTATTCCGCAAATTATTATAGATAGTCGTGAACAAAAGCCTTTTCATTTTGAAAAACACACTATATTAAATTCTAAATTAGAATATGGTGATTATTCTCTACACCCTAATAATAAATTAGCTATAGAAAGAAAAAGCTTAAGTGATTTTTATGGAACGTTAAGCGGTGGCCGTGAAAGATTCGAGCGTGAAATTCAAAAAGCTAAAAAACTTCAAGGATATATTGTAGTTATTGTAGAATCGACACTTAATAACATGATGTATCAAAAACAAAAATTTGGTAAAGCTTCTGGCGAATTTATTGCTCATAATATGCGACAACTATTAAGAAAATATGATAATATACAATTTGTTTTTTGCGATGGCAAAGAAGAAGCTAAACAAAAAACACTTCATATTTTAGGAATGAATGATGAAGCATGTAAAATAGATTTACAATATTATTTCGACACAACATGGCAATCATTGTAGGAAATCAAAAAAAATCTAAACCATTAGCTAACGTCAATCAAGAGTTACTCAATTTAAAAGGTGACTTGACAGATGAAGAAGCTAGGATTAGTCTTGCCAAATTTCTAAGATATAACTTAGGTTTTACTACAGAGCTATCTTTGGGACTAACTTTAGAAGCTTATCAAGAATTAACGCTCAACTCTTTTTTTAACAGAAATTATTGCATGTTAGTTTGGGGGCGCGGTGGTGCTAAAAGTTTTTGCGCCGCGATCTATTGCATTCTTAAATGCATGTTAGAACCTGGAACTAAAATACTCATTGCTTCTATTAATTTTCGTACAAGTCGCCGCGTTTTCAATGAAATCGAAAAATTCTTAATGTCTCCAGAGGCGGCGCTAGCAAGACAGTGTTTTGGTTTGAAAAGTAAACGTAATGACCAGTATGAGTGGCAAATTAATGGTGGTAGTATTACTGCTATCCCGTTAACTGGTGAGAAAATCCGTGGTATTCGTGCTAACGTACTTATTCTAGACGAGTTTTTACTTTTACCGCCAGATATTATTGATAATGTTCTTATACCGTTTTTGAGTTCACCAAGAGATGTCGGTGAACGTATTAGGATTAGAAAATTAGAAGATGAATTACTTAAAAAAGGTTTATTACATCCTGACAATCGACATATATTTGAAAATACATCTCAAATGTTATGTTTGAGTTCTGCCAGTTATACTTTCGAGCATTTATTTCGTGTATACCAACAATGGTCAAACTTAGTCGAAAATCCCGAAGCGCAAGAGTCTAAAGAGGGCGAACTTCCTGGGACATATTTTATTTCGCAGTTAAGTTATGAAGCTCTACCACCACACATGGTAGATCAAGGCGCTATTCAAGTTGCCCAAAGCGGTGGTAGTTCACACCATTCGTTTCTTCGGGAGTATTGCGCCCGTTTTATTGATGGTGGAGATAGTTATTTTTCTCCTAAAAAAATGCACTCATGCACCATTCCAGACGGTGAATACCCAACTACAAAAGTTATAGGAGACATCGATAAAAAATATATATTATCAATCGATCCAAACTTTAGCTCTTCTAAGACTGCTGACTATTTTGCAATGAGTGTTATTGAGTTAGATGAGGAAAAGAAACAAGGGATTCTAGTTCATGGATATCAAGCGGCGGGGTCTTCCCTACAAGATCATATTAAGTATTTTTATTATTTATATAAAAACTTTAATATTGACTTAATTGTAATTGACCATGCTGGTGCAGATACTTTTATAGATGCTGTTAATAACTCGGAATACATGAAAGCGGCCAATCGTAAAATTGGTTTTATAGATTTTGATTCGGATAAGGAAAATGAAGATTACGCATCAATGGTAAAAACTTGTGCGCGTCAATATAATAAAGATTTCGGTAATATTTGTGTTAAACAATTCTTTACCTCAGCATTTTTGGGTAGAGCTAATTCATATTTACAAACCTGTATTGACCATAAAAAGATTTGGTTTGCCTCGCGTGCGAGTAACCATCCAGATATTCTTGAGAATATTTTCTCAATGAATCTTCCTATGGAATATATTTACCCCAGAGGGATCGGTGAAAAAGCTGATAATGAATATGAAACAAAAAAGTTAACAGTCAGAGAATTCATAGAACAACAAGATTTTATTGTGCAAGATACCAAAGACCAGTGTGCAAATGTAGAGGTAAGTACGACTTCTAGGGGTACTCAAAGTTTTGATTTACCCTCTCATTTAAGAAAATCAACAAGTATTAATCGGGCTAGAAAAGATAATTATACAACTCTTATGTTAGCTAATTGGGGTATTAAAATTTATTTTGATTTAATGGCACCAGAGAATTTTGTTAAAAAAAATGTACAATTCGTTGCGGAACTTATCTAATAAATAAGATTTTGGTGTAATAAACTATTATAATAAATTATGGCGAGCACTAAAAACGTAAAATTCCCAGAGCCAGAGATGATTGAAGGTTCCGTAAAGTATAATAATTCTATTGAAGTAAAAGCCAGTCGTGGAGACTCGACTTCTTCTGTTAGACGGAATCGTTCTACTACTATTTCTAGAACTGATAAGTACTCTAATATTGAAGGTGGGGTAATACCATTTACTTATGGTGGTGGGCATGGTAGATATAATTCTAATATTAGTATTCGTGATACTATTATTCTCTGTCAAAAAGCCTATTATAATTTTTCAATTTTTAGAAATACAATTGATTTAATGACGGAATTTAGCTGTTCACCGATTTATTTTACAGGTGGAAATGAGCAATCTCGTAAGTTTTTCCAAGCATGGGGTGACAGAGTTAATTTATGGAAATTACAAGACATGTTCTTCCGTGAATTTTATAGAAGTGGTAATGTATTTTTATATAAATTAAATGCTGCGTTTACAAAGCAAGACATGCGTGTGATTTCAGATTTGATTACTACAGAGGCGCGCGCAGGAGAAGTTCCTATTCGTTATATAGTTTTAAACCCCGCTGATATTCAAGCTATTGGATCTGCGTCTTTTATTAGCCCAAAATATATTAAAATATTAAATGATTTTGAAATGCAAGTTTTAACTAATCCTACTTCTGAAGAGGATAAAGCGCTATCAATGCGTGTTAAAAATATTAAAGATTTACAGGATAAAACTAATATTAGTATGAGTAATCAATATATGGTTTTTGAATTAGAGCCAGAAAGATTTATTCCAATATTTTATAAAAAGCAGGATTACGAACCGTTTGCTATCCCAATGGGATTTCCAGTTTTAGAAGATATTAACTGGAAGCAAGAGTTAAAGAACATGGATATGGCTATTAGTCGTACAATCCAGCAAACCGTACTTCTTGTCACAATGGGTAATGACGAAATTGGTATGCCCACAAAAGAACAGATCGGAACACTCAGAAAAATATTTGAAAATGAAAGTGTTGGCCGTATTCTTGTTACAGATTATACTACTAATATTAAATTTATTATTCCAGAAATCGGACAGATTCTTGATCCTAGAAAATATGAAGTTGTAGATCGTGATATTCGCTATGGCCTTAATAATGTACTTTTTGGTGAGGAAAAATATGCGAACACAAGTACTAAAATAGAAGTATTTCTTTCACGTTTAAAACACGCACGCGAAACATTCATGAACGAATTTTTGATTCCAGAAATGAAGAAAATTAGTAAAGATTTAGGTTTCAAAAATATTCCAACCCCAAGATTTAAAGATGCTGATTTTAAGAGTGACGCAAATTTAACTCGTACTTATTCTAGACTGATTGAACTTGGAGTATTGACTCCAGAAGAGGGGTTAACAGCAATTGATACTGGGCGCTTACCACTTCCAGATGAAAGTATTAAATCTCAAAAAGAATTTGTTAAATTACAGGACGAGGATGGTTTGTATCGTCCATTATTAAATAAGCCACAAATAGGCGCGGCCCCGACTGGTCGTCCAGCTGGAACTGGCACACCACAAATAACAAAAACTCCAGGAAAAATTGGCGTAAAAGCAAGTGAAGATAAACCAAAAGTAAATGCCGATCTTGTGGCTAAAAATTTAATTAAATTTGATCAACTTGTGGAATCTGTTGGTACTTATTTAAAAGAAAAATATAGCAGAAAAAATCTTTCAAAAGAACAGAAGGAGATTATTAAAACTGTAGCTGAAACAATTGCCACAAATGAAAATCCAAAAGATTGGACAAATAAAATTGAAAATTATATTAGTAAGCCAGTAGAAATAACTGTAAATATGAATGAAATTCAAGCTATTGCTGAAGAATATGGTATTGACTATAAAACAGCAATTCTGCTTTATCATAGTAGAATGGAATAAATATGCCTAAAAGTTTAATACGTAAAAATCAATTAAGTACTGATATTGCCGATCTTGTTGGTCAATATGGTAGTGGATTTTTTGTT